AATGATCTGTTTCATGGGGAACCGAAGTAACTTGGCCAAATGGTACACCATCGGTGGTAAGTGCGGCTAATAATATAGACATATATTCGTTTTTTACTGTAAATAGTGGGGTTGAGTATGTTGGATATGTCCTAACACAAAATCAAAGTGGTTTAATTTAATATGAGAATACATTATGCTTGGTGATATATTAAAAATGGCATTTGCTGCCTCAGCATCATATACCCTTTATACACCGCCTCCAACTGAATTTAATCTTTTTTCATGGGGTTCTAATACAAATGTTCAGTTGGGATTGAATGATAGCACCACTAGAAGTTCTCCAGTTCAAGTTGGATCAACAGCAATTTGGAAAGAAGTACATTCTGGAGATTTTCATAGTCTAGGTATTACAAATAGTGGATCACTATGGTCTTGGGGTAATAATCAATTTGGTGAATTGGGAACTGGTAATACAACTAATAGAAGTTCTCCCGTTCAAGTTGGTAGTTTAACTAATTGGAGTAAAATATCAACTGGAAATAATCATACTTTGGCAATAAAAACAGATGGTACACTTTGGTCTTGGGGGTACAATGATAATGGGGAATTGGGTTTAGGAAACAGAACCAATAGATCTAGTCCAACTCAAATTGGATCCGATACAAATTGGGCAAAAATTGCGTGTGGTGCAAATCATTCTCTTGCAATAAAAACCGATGGAACACTTTGGGCATGGGGTGCAAGTACAGCTGGTGAAACTGGTCTTGGCATAACTGGAATTGGTGCTAGTGGAAGGTTATCACCAAGTCAAGTTGGATCATTAACTAATTGGGCTGAAATAGCTGGTGGTAATTATTTTACATTAGCAGTAAAAACTGATGGGACGCTTTGGGCATGGGGTGATAATCCAGAAGGTAATTTAGGTACAGGTAATAGAACAGATAGATCAAGTCCAGTTCAAGTTGGGTCATTAACCAACTGGAAATATGTTGCAGCTTCACAAGGTCAAACAAATAGTTGTCATTCTCTTGCCGTAAAAACAGATGGAACACTTTGGGCATGGGGTGTAAATCCCATTGGTTCATTGGGTGATGGCACAACTACAAATAGAAGTTCTCCAGTTCAAATTGGTTCCCTAACGGATTGGGCAAATGTAGAAGCTGGAGCTCAATCTTCAATCGGATTGAAAACAAATGGAACAATATGGTCTTGGGGACTCAATAATGGTGGACAATTAGGTTTAGGTGACTTATCAAATAGAAGTAGCCCGACTCAGATTGGTAGTTTAACCACGTGGTATGGGATAATGGCAGGAAGATTGCATATGCTCGGATTGAGAACTTAATTTATATTTAATTAAAAATTTGGAAAAATGATTAGAATTGTGTATATTTGTATGTAATTCTATTTAAGGTTTTGAAATGAAAAGTGAAGTAATTGATCCCTTGGATATTGCTCTAAATTATGTCATAAATGGTTTTCCAAAAAAAAGTGAAGACATATTGAGAAATCAATCACAAGATGATTTGCGTGTTCTTTTCAATTTAGGATGGCATGAAATGCGTCATGGTAATCTTAAAAAAGGATTTGAACATCTAAATTATGGTAGATACATCAATGTATTTGGTCTTCCGCCTATTTCTGGAACACTTTGGAAAGATGAACCACTTGAAAACAAAACACTTCTTTTCAGATGTGAAGGTGGTTACGGTGATCAAATACTAAATTTTCGTTTTGCTAAAAAATTTCAAGAATTGGGTGCTAAAGTTGTAATATCATGTTCAACTGAATTAAAAGAATTATTTTCAAATCATGGATTTGTTTGCATTGATAATAAAGGTATACAGTTTCTTCATTATGATTATTGGGTTCCTGCTATGTCTGCCGCTTATGTATTGAATATGGAGTATGATGATATTGATGGTAGTCGATATATTTTTCCAAAAAATCCAATATCTTTGTTTTCCAAGAATAATAATTTGAAAATTGGTATTCGTTGGAGTGGTAATCCTGAATTTGAACACGAACAACATAGAAGGTTTCCACCAGAATTGATGATTGCACTATCAGAAATTCCAAACACATCGTTCTATTCACTACAAAGGGATGAAAATTGTATAGATGGATTACCATTTTCTGATATGCGTGGACAAATGAAGACTTGGGATGATACTTCAAACATTATTGCAGATTTGGATTTAGTAATAACATCTTGTACTTCAATAGCTCATCTTGCAGGTGCAATGGGTATTCCCACATGGATTGTTGTTCCTATAATGCCATATTATACTTGGGTTTTTCCCGGTAATACTTCTCGTTGGTATAATTCTGTAAAATTATTTCGTCAAGAAAAATATGGAAAATGGGATGATACATTCTTAAAAATTAGAGAAGAACTCACTAAATTATCAGAAGAACATAGTAAACAATCGGTTTAACATATTTATAGATAGTATATTGTTTTTAACAAAAAGAGTTTATACATGAAATATATTTTAGTAGAAAATGGAAACATCGTTGGAAATCCAATGGAACTTCCAAGAAATTGGGCAAATATATCAAATTTTTATCTTTTTGATAATGAAACATTGAAACAATATGGTTGGTACCCGTTTAGATTTGTGGAAGCAGAAATAAATTCAAATCAATTTTATGATGGAAGCGATTTTGTTATTGAAGAAGACGAAGTAGTTGAATACCAAAAGGTTCGTAATAAAACCCCACAGGAAATTGAAGAAGAACTTGAAAGTCAATGGGCTTTTATTCGTCGCCGTAGAAATGAATTTTTATTGGAATGTGATTGGACACAACTACAAGACAGCCCACTATCTGAACAAAAACAGCAAGAATGGCAAACATATCGTCAGTCTTTAAGAGATATAACAGAACAATCTGATCCATTTAATATAGTTTGGCCAATAAAACCAATATAAAGTATGAACAATAAAATTCTTAAATTGATAAAAGAAATGAACCTTGCCATATTCAATGAAAACGAATTAGTGGACAAGGATATTATTGTTTTGTATCCTGGTAAATTTCAACCGATGGCAATTTATCATCGTGAAGAATATGAAAGAATTTGCCGTAAGTTTGATAAAGATAATGTAATAATTGTTACAAATGATATTACAGACCCGATAGAAAAACCATTAACCTATGACGAAAAGTTTGCAATAATGCGTCGTCATAATGTCAAACATATTCAAAAATCAAATACACCATTTCATGCAACAAATGTTATAGAACAATTCGATAGTGATGCTACTGTTGTAATTTATGCGGTGGACAAGGATGATGTATCTAAATTAAAAGATTACAAGAGACTGATGAAATGGAATGGTAGTAGTCATTTGCCATACAAAGATATTCAAAATCCATATGTATATTATATGGTCGTTAATCATGTTAGGTACGATATTCCATCTTTTGGCGAAATGGGTTCAAAGAGTATTTTTGCTGCTTTGGCAGACCGTTCTGCTAAATTATCCGAATTAAAATCTCGTTTCATTTCTATATTTGGTTGGTTTGATGTAGAGATATTCAATATGGTTGTTTCCAAATTCAATACCAAACGTGGTAAAATGAAAGAAAGTAAAAAAGATAAAAATGGTTTAAGACCATTGCATATGATAACGAAGAAATTTTGGAATAAAGTTTACAACGAAATAATAAAATAAAAGGTTATGTTATGGAATTAAAAATTGAAAGTCTTAATGATGTTAAAAAACTTCTTTCTGGAAAACATGAAATTCAGGAGAGAGTTCAAGTGGGTTATACCGAAGAAGACAAAGAAAAAAATCTTTCTAGGAAAATTGGCGATAAGTGGTTTGATGAAGATGGGAATGAATGGGAACAAAGAAATGGATATAAAATAAAACTTGGAAAAGAATGGCAACAAGAATTACATGAGTATCTAAATTCATTTCCAAATTGTCCAAAAGAAGATTGCACTTGTGGTATGCCAAAAAAAATGGATCAAAAAATGAAACGTATTCATGGGATGTGTTTTGATTGTGTTATTGATATGGAACATAAAATCCGCCTCGAAGGTAAATGGGATGAATATGAAAAAACAAAAGTAAAACAAAATGCATTGGCTTGGTTGAAAGAAGCAGAAAAAGATAAAGATCTAATTGCAAGTGAATTATCAAGGTTAGAATTTACAAATGATTTCGGTGATAATGAAAAGTGGAAAACGCCATTGAATAAAGAAGAACTTTTGGAAAAAATAGAAAAAGAATTTGCCGATTTTAGAAAAAATTTCATAGAACAACTAGAAAGGGATTTGGGAGAAAGGGTTGAGGAAAGTTAATCCAATATCAGACACTTTCAGAGGTATTGGTGGTAGTATATCGTCAAAAAGAGTGATGATGTTCTTTTCTTTTCTTGTTATGATATTTATGGCAATACTTTCTACCTTTTATGAAAAAAAAGTGGAACAGTTTATATTCGATGGATTCCTTTATATTGTTGTTGGTGGATTATTTTCAGTAGCATCAGAACAATTTGCTAGTAAATTTAGAAAAATGGAACATAGCGATTATTACGAAGAAATAAATGATAACGATATTATAGATGAACCACCAAAAAGAAAAAGGAGAAATGTATGAAACAAATAATTGTTGAACGAGCAGTTCCAACAAATAAAAAACTTTACAATAGTATTAAGTCTAGAATTAAAAGAAAATATAAAGTATGGCCAAGTGCTTATGCATCTGGTGCCCTTGTAAAGGCATATAAAGCAGCCGGTGGTGGTTATCGTAATGTAAAGGAAGTTATCACAAACCCAACATATCAATTAGAAGGTTATCGAACAAATGAATGTGGTAAAATAACAGAACTACATTTTGGTTTACAAGAAAGTGGATTGGCTTCTGTAAATGAGGCAGAATATCGTGGTAGAAAAGTTTCTCTCGGTAAACCTTTCCGAACACCAGGTGGACCTAAGAAGTTTTCTGTTTATGTTAAGAAATCAAATGGAAATGTTGTTAAAGTTAATTTTGGTCACAAGGGCGAAGGTGGAAAGAAAACTATGCGTATTAAAAAGAGTAATGCTGCTCGTAGAAAATCATTCCGTGCTCGTCATAATTGTCAATCACCTGGACCAAGACACAAGGCCAGATATTGGTCATGCCGTTTTGGATGGCCAAGTTCCGGTAAAGGTGCAATAGATAGAACATAATACATGAATACTGGAATATACAAAACGGTTATGAGAGGTTTGCTTCAGTCTAATGCTGTTGCAGACAGAAAAGTTTTTGCTGAAATAATGGCAAAGGCATATCAAATGTCTACTGTTGGTTTTTCTGGAACTATATTTGGTGCAAAATTGATAAGTGGAGACACTGCATTTTTAACTAGTTCTATAAACAATGCGTTAGATGCTAATTTTGCTGATACTACTCGTGGTGTAAATCAATCTGCATACAATTTAATGGCTATTGGTTTTATGGGATATTGGGCATCTGCAAAATTTACACCAATGCCATATAAACCGGCTATGACTGTTACTGTAAAGGGACCAGTGGTTACTGTTCCCGGATCACCGAGTCCACTTGGAGGCAATATATTTTACTCTTTTGTTTTGGGTGAAGCCGAAGCACATCTGAATGCAATTTGTACATCACTTTTAGTTTTCCATAAAACAATAACTGGAACAATAAGTGGAAACTCATCAAATGGCGCATCAGTAGTATTGCCTTGGGTTGGTATAATTTGAATTACAATCATATTTATGTGTATGAATAAATGCACAGAAAATATCGTTAGAAAAATAATCAGAGAATACTTTGTATCAGTATTGATAGAAGGGAAGAAACCCAGTGGTGGATTAACAGGTTGGTTTAGAGAAAAATGGGTTGATATTTCTCGTAAGAAAAAAAGTGGTGGTCATCCTCCATGTGGCGCTTCTGCTGGTAGTAAAGCCAGAAAAGGTGGTAAGAGGGCATATCCCAAATGTGTTCCGGCATCCAAAGCCGCTTCAATGTCATCTAAACAAAAAAGAAGTGCAGTAACACGAAAGAGAAAAAAAGGTTCAACTGGTCGTGGTAAAGCAAAAATGGTTTCAACATATGCAAAGGATTAAAAATGGAAGATGTTTTGGAAAAAAGAATTGGCAATTACATAAAAATTCTTGTCATTGCTGTATTTGCAATACTTTTTGTTTATGTAGTTTATGACAACAATCGTTCAAAAGAACAAATAAAGACTTCAACAAAAACAAAAGATAGTTTGGAGGCATTGATAAACAAATATCAATATGATTATATTGAATTAAAAAAACGTGCGGACAGAATGGACTCTGTGTTGAATGTTAAAAAGGATAACTTACAAGAAGTCAAAAATTCTTTCAACAAAAGAAGAAAACCTACCATAAAAAATTCAAATGAAGCAATCAAGTATATCAATAAATTTTTAAGTGAGTGATTATGAAATATGTTTTTGCTTTAATCTTTTTTACCTCAAATTTGTTTGCTAACGAAAAAGATTCAGTTTACTGCTTCAATAAAACGGAAATAACGTTACTGGCAAATAAAATTCAACTAATCAGAGATTCAGTTGATTATCTAAAAACAGTAGTTGATGCACAAGATACTGTAATAGACTTATACCAATCTCGGTCTGATATGTTTCTGAAACAACTAAGAAATCGTGATCAAATTATTGATGCTTGTCAAAAAAGAAGCAAAGAACTTGAAAAGATAAATGAAGAACTTCAACCTAGTTGGTATGATAATAAATTTCTGTGGTTTCTGACTGGTGCTGCATCTGTTGTTGGAATAATTTTAGTAGTT